TAGTTTCCAATATTAAATTATTAATTATTTTTAAATCGTTTGGGTGTATCACACTATTTTTTTCTACTATCATTTTAATTTATTTTGTCTAATTCAAATCTATTATTTAATGCTTTTTGATTTAACGCATGTACCACTCCATGTTTAAATTTTATTAATGGTACATATAATCTATCCCCCTGAACATATTTGCAACTTTTTGGTATATCAATTTTATAATCATCTAAAGTCCAAGATAAACTTGGGTGACATAAAAAATGTATTGACTCACCACAAAACCAAGTAAGTTTTGCATTTTTATTTACGTGACTATTTAATAAATCATAAATTAATTTATAAATTCTAATATTAGTTTTATCTTTATAAAGATCAGTGGGTGCATCATCAAAAAATATAGAGTCAAATTTTCCTAAATTTTTTAATTGTTCTTGCCAGTAGCCTTTAATTACATAGACTTTGTGTTTTTGTTTTTTTGCCCACTCTTCCGTTTCATTTATTAAAAAAGGTTCTATTATAGTATGTGATTTAATATTATGTTTTTGTATTGCATTTGCAGAATAACCTAAACCAAAACCTATTTCTAAAACATGACCTCTAGGATTTAATTTTTTAATTAAATATTCCATATATGGTTTTTCCCACTCCATCATAACTTGAAAAGGTTTACCTTCTAAAGATGGATCTATAATTATTTTTTGATTATTTTCGTCTTTAGTTTTTTCTAATTGCATATTAAAAATAATTAAAATTTATTAAGAGTCTTGTTTGTTCATCAGTGCAATTAACACCATAGTGCATTTCATCAGTGTTAAAAATTACTATTCTATTTCTTACAGATTCTACTTTTTGGTTTTCTATCATTGTGTATCCATTGTTTGAGTTAACATAATATATAGCAGTTTTACATTTAAACTTTTGATCTGTATGTGGAATTCCTTTTGTATGTTTATCTTCTGAAGTTTTTAAATTTGCTTTTGCTCTAACTAAACTTTTTATATTTAATTTTTTTATAAAAGGTTTAATTAAATACATATAATCAGAGTTAACCATACCCCCATCAATTTGATTATAAAAACAGTGACCAAAATGAAAATTTTTTTTATCTTCTAAAGGATGATCTAAAATTGATTTTTGAAAAAACCAAGGAAAGTTTCTATCCATTAATTTTTCCTCTATAAAAGAATTTTCTTCTTTTTTTAAAAAATTATCTATTATTTTTTGCGGCATCTAAAACACTTTTTGGTATAGCTTGTGCGTTCCAATGTATAAATCTAAAAGGTTCATATCCTATATCAACCGTATATTGATGTGGCATGTAGGATGGAAAAAATATCATTCTTCCAGGATTAGGTATGTAATGAACACGTGAAGATGCGTAAGAAACTTTGTTTTTATCTTTTTCTGGTAAGAGATTCATCATATTACCTGATCTAGGATCTTCAAATAGAGGTGCCGATGTTTTTTTACTTCCTTTTAAAAAATAAAAACCAGACATGTGACCATTCCAATGTGTATGTAAAGCGTGATGTCCTCCACCATCTTTTGCAAACTCTTGCACCCACATTTCAGTTATATATACTTCATAATTAGTTAAATCAAAACCCATTTCATTTAATAAATTAGTGCAAGTTGCACCAACATAATTTTGAAATTCTATAAAACCTTTTTGATTTATTAAAGAAGTTGAATGATATACAAGACCTAAATCTCCTTTATCTCCCATTTCTTTAGTTCTATTTTTTTCAATATGTTTCATTGATTCTTTAGAAGAAACAATAAATGGATCAGATGCTTTATTTAATTCATCTACATATTCTGGTGCGTCTGCATACCAAATCGGGCAAGCAAAATATTCTTCTAAGTATAACTTTTCTGGTAATTTTTTTTTCATAATTTTTATTTAAATGGCCAACCTAAATTCCAAATTACTAAACTATTTCTTTCACCTTTTTTTACTGGACATACTCTATGCCATATATGAGAAGGAAATACAACTAAAGAACCTTTGGGTAGTATTTCATTACATTTTACAATATGTTTTTTACCAGGCATACCATTTCTTAAATCAAATTCTAACTCTCCACCTTGATATTTTTTTGGATCAGATAAAGAAACAGTAACTGATAATTTTCTAATTTTACCGTGTGATGGAGTATTGGGTTGATTGTATGGTTTGTCCCAACTATCACAGTGCCAACCATAATATTGACCTTTTGAATATTTTGTAAATTGACACGACTCTGACCAATCCCACTCAAAATTCCATCCAGCTAGTTTATTTGCTTTATGAACATAAGGTTGTATTTCTTTAAATATCCATCTATCATTCATCCAAACAACATTAGAGTTTCTTTTCTTTTTTAAATCTTTAACTTGTTTTTCGTTTAATTTATTTTTTCCAAACTCTCCAGTAACGGCCATTTGATCTTTTAACTGATGACCTAATCTTACAATATCATCACAGATTCTTTCTGGTATTACAGATTGGAAATACCAATATTTATAGTGTAAATTCATTCTTTTTAATAAGAATTTACTATATACATATTTTGATTAAAAATCAATAATTATTCAGCAGTAGATGTCCAACTTGAAGAAGTTGGATCCCACTCAAAAGTATTAGGTGTGTCTTCCCAGTCGTGTGCTTTCCATTTTTGTGCTGCATCGTCCCAATAAATACTATATTCAATTCCATCACCATAAGTTGTAACACTAGGATAAGCAACAGGGCCTTGCCAATCACCATTATCATCTAAAGTCCAATTAGCAAAAGGTTGTGGTTTTAAAAATCTATCATTAACATCATCATAAACAAAATCACGTCCAGCGTATTGTTTTCTAAAATTATTATTATAGGATGTTTGTTTCCAAGTCCCTCCACCAAAAAAGTTTTGACACCATGTTTCACCATCAACGTGCATGTCATTATCTCCTAATTTTCCATTAGAAGTTTCAGTATCATTACTTACTACAACAACTTGTTTTACTATCCAATGTGTGTCTGTTGTAAATCCTGTTGGATCTGTTTCTTGTTCTATTCTACAAAAATGTGCCATTAACTGCTACTCCAATTTCCAGCTTTAACATTAGCAAGGACTTCGTCCATTCTCCAAACACCTGGACAAACTGCTGCTGCAGTAAATGCATTTTCTTTTACTACAACTATACCAGAACCACCAAAACCCCAACTTGATCCACCACCAGCTCCGCCACCACCAGTGTTTGCTGTTCCACTGTGTCCTGGTTGTGGTCCACCATATCCATCACAATTAGTTCCTCCACCACCATTTCCACCTACAACATTTTCAGGAGAGCCACCTCTCCAACCTCCACCGCCACCACCAACGAATGAAGATGCTCCTACACAAGTAGGCATCCAAGGTATACTAGGACTTCCTTTTCCAACACCACCAGTTCCATTATTTGAAGGTCCCGCGCCACCTCCAGCGCCACCTCCGCCACCACCTATTCCTGGGTTACCTGGTGATGATGCACCACCTCCATTACCAAAACCTGAACATGGAAAACCTGATATGTCTCCTTGAGTTGCTGAACCTGATGAACCTGCTCTTGAAGAACCTCCTCCAGAACCACCAGGGTTACCATTTCTTGCAGGACCAGGAGCACCTGACCCTCCTCCACCGCCACCGCCATTTGCTGTGACAGGGTTTGATGGGTCTCCAAAAACTGTATTATCTCCAGGTCCACAAGCAGATGGGCCACCACCTGTTCCACCACCTCCGATTGTTACGGGGATAGTTGAAGCGGCTAAAGGAAAACATGCAATGTATACAAGACCTCCTGCTCCACCACCTCCACCTTCAGGGCCACCAGATCCACCTCCACCAACAACCACTAAACCTACTGTGTTAGGTGCCTGAGCGTTACCTTTTGTATAACAACCACTTGAAGTTACTGTTTGAATATTTTGTGCTACACATACTGGACCTGTAGATGCGTTTGGAACTCCGATTACTCCACCATTAGACATAGCTAATTATACCTCCTAGCTTAACTCTTCATAGTTTATAGTGATAGTTGCGTCTGAGTTTGCACTAGCACCAGCCTCGATGTTATCGCCTTCTTCTAAGTATAAGGCAGTATCTTTATCTATAATTATTAAAACTGCATCTGCGGGACACGATACTGTGCTTGCAATTTTAATTGGTGAACCACCTGATTTTGTAATTGCAACAGTGATATCTACAGCTGATGAGCCATCGATGTTTGCGACAATGATATTATTAATTTTAAAAACTTTTCCTGATGATGATGCATTAGCAAGAATCTCAGTTGTTAAAGTCGTATTTAATTCTGCTTGTTTAGACTTTGCAGTAATTGTTGCTACGTTTACTAGATTTGGTGCTGCCATAATTTATTCTCCTGTGCTCCTTTTAACCGAAAACTAAAGCCATTGCAATAGCTTTTCCTGTTGTTGCTAAACCTGATCCATTTGCCTGAACTTGACCTGTGCCTTTTGGTACCAGATTTATGCTAATATTACTATCTCCCCCAGAAGCCGTAAATGACGGAGCATTTCCAGCAGCTGCGTTAGCATATGTAAGTTGATTTACAGCAGAACCTGTTGCTGTTAATAAAAATAATTCATTACCATTTGTGTCTAAAATAGAAGTCCCTATTTTAGGTGCAGTTAAAGTTTTATTTGTTAAAGTCTGTGTTCCTGTGAGTGTTACATCACCTGTGCCAAAACCTAAATCTATAATGTCTGGGTTTGTGCCATCGTTTGCAGAAGCAAATACAATTTTAGTTGTTGCAGGAGCAACAGCCACACTATCACCAGAACCCGTTACATACTTAAATGTAACGTTTTGTGATCCACTTGTAGAATTTTTTAAAAAATAAAATGTTTGAACATCTAAAGGTATAGTAACATTTCTTCCAGCACTTAATGAACCTGTAAACTCAATCATTCTGTGAGCAAGAGTTGCACCAGTTGATCCATCAGAAACAGATAGAGTTGTATCTCCAGAATCTGATACAGCTTGTTGTGTAAAACCACCTGAAATTTGTTCTATGATTTGTAAATTTGTGTTAGTTTTAGTACCCCATGTACCAGCGTTTTCACCAGTTGCTTGAAGCTCTATACCTAGTCCCGTATATGTTGATGCCATAATTTTTTATCTCCTATGCAGCGTCACTATAACTTGTATTGGATCCAGTTGCAACATTAGAAAGCGAACTATTTGATCCTGTTGACTCGTCACTATATGACGTATTTGATCCACTGTCAACATTACTATAAGAATCATTTGATCCTGTATTAACGTTTTTATAAGCTTGTATTCCAATTGTAGGATCTACAAAAGTAGCTTGTAATCCAGTTAAACCCATTACATCTGCTGGAGTTATAGACCCAGTTGAAGATGTTGCAGCTATACCTGTTAAAGGCACACCTATTTCAGGGACTATAGATCCCACAGCAGATGTAGACTGAACACCTGTTATGTTAATTATTTGTGCATCATCAATTGTTAACTCACCTACACTAGCTGTTGATGAAACACCTGTAATTGCTGCTGGTCCAAATTCTAGTCCTAGAGTGCCTACGTTAAACGTAGATGATACTCCAGATATGGACGCTGGACCAAATTCTAAACCTAGTGTTCCTAAATTTCCTGAAGCCTCTTGACCTGTAATTACTGGTGTTGAATCAATTGTAAAAGTCACACTTCCAATATTTGTAGTTGCTTCTTGACCAGATAAACCAACTGCATCTGCTGGCGATATTGATCCTACACTTGTAGTTGCATCTAAACCAACAACACTTAAAACTTGATTAGGAGATTCACCCCAAGAATTATCTCCCCAAGCATCTCTACCCCATCCAACTAGAGTTCCTACGTAAGATAAAGTTGGAGTTGAAAAACTAGCTGAGACTCCTGTAACAACTGCAATTTCTTCTGTTACAACAGTAAGACTACCAACGCTAGTTCTTGCAAATTTTAAAAGTTGATCTCCTGAAGGTGGATTAGGTATCATTTCTAAAGGAACAGCAATACCCTGAACAGCCGTTCCTAAAGAAGATGTTGCTTCGACTCCAGTTATAGATACAGTCTCGTCAGCAGCTTCATCCCAATCCGCTGTTCCCCACGTTAATCTTCCCCAACCTGTTTCATTAAATGATTCAGAATCACCTAAAGAAGTTGTTGCAGATAAACTTGTTAGTGTGACTACTGGATTATCACTTTCTCCATAACGTTCTTCACTCCAGCCAGCTCTACCCCAACCTTGATTAGCTCCTGAAATCACATCTCCAATAGATGTGGTTGCTGATACTCCTGTTAAAGAAACTAATTCATCAGTGGCTTGTCCCCATGAACCGCCAGTATTCCAAGCATCAGCACCCCAACCACTAGTTATAGTTTCAGTTGTGCCCCAACGACCCGTGTTCCAGGTTGTGCCTGACTCGTTCCAAGTATTGGCCATGAGGATGGCCTCCTTACGCTATACGAATGATTGCGTTAGATGCGTCTGCTGTAGGAAATTGAATTGTAAACGTTCCACTTGATACTGTTTTATCACCACCAAAAGCGATAACAGCAACAGCTTTGTTAGACTGAGAAGAATTATAAATCAACGCACCATTTGCTGTAAAAGATGCTGAAGTAAAACTTACATCTGCAAAATCACAAAATGCAGTTGTTCCAGATGTTGTTGGTGTAACACTTGTTAAAGTTGCACCACCTGAACTATATGCAGATCCTGACGTATTTGAAATTTCATTATCAGTTGAAAAAGCAGTTGTTGCTGCACCTAAAGATGCAGAACTTGTATATAAAGCTATCTTAAAAGTATTACCACTAGAAGCAGTAAAATTGTGTGTACCTACTAAAATTTCTTGTTTGAAACTTGTACAAATCGCCGATGATATAGCCATAATTTAATCTCCTAAGGGTTTGCTGAGGTTACTGGAATACGAACAGCGCCATCAGTGTAGTCATCTCTTCGTCTTCTACCAACTTGCTCGTTAGCAAACTTCTGTACCTCTTGTTTATATTTATTTTCATATAAAGTCAACATATCTATCGGACCTTTTAAAAAGCCATAGGCTTCTGATAGACAACAATATAAA